GAACGATCTAGAGATAAGCATGTGGAAATCTGGAATCCCTTCCGTTTGTGGAATGGGTAGTACAGATGAGGATTTGACCCACCTTCACGGGGTGTGGAGCCAGGAGGGCTTCCATAACCTTGCGGAGGCGGATATCTCGGGCTGGGATTGGTCAATTCAAGCCTGGGAGTTGGAGTGTGACGCTGACAGGAGGTCCTACCTTTATGGAGGTGGGCCCCTTCTCAAGAGGCTTATTCGCAATACACATCATATTATGGCGAACAAAGTCTTTCAGCTGTCGAATGGTGACTGTATAGCCCAGTTGGAGAGCGGTATCTTACCGTCTGGGTGGTATTGCACCACGTCGACTAACTCCTACATGCGGGCACTAACCGCCGAACTGGTCGGCGCGAAGTTTTATAGGGTGTTGGGCGACGATTCTGTTGAGAGTTTCGTCCCCGACGCCGCGAAGAAGTACATGGATCTCGGCCATACTGTTAAGATGTATAATCGATGCAGCGAGAGTGTGGAATTTTGCTCGCGGCGGTGGACCCCCACCGTTGCCCTAGCCCCATTGGTTAGTTGGCCGCGCACCCTTTACAGGTTGCTCTGCCAACTGCCTTCCGCCGATTTTTATGAGCAGTTTTGTTATGAATTGAGGCACAATGGCGTCCTCACGGACGTTAGGTCGGTACTTCTGTCCGTGGGTTGGCTCGGACAAATCAACGAAGAAAGAATAACAAACAGTGAAGATGCCTCCCAAAACCAAAGCGGCGAAGCGCCAGTCCCAAAAGGACAAGGCGCAGAACCGAAACTCTAAACGAGCCGTTGGCTCGAGGGGTGCAGCTGGTGTCACTTCGACAATAGTTGCCACCCGTGCGTTTGTCGGCAGTATGAATCCAGGGCCAAGGATGACTACTGTAGGCAGATCTGTTAGGGTTTGTAATACTGAAACTTTTGTGCCGGTTGCTGCTAGTGCAACAATCGGTGCGTTTTCTTCTGCTAGTGTACCGCTCATACCAGCTAGGTTTTCCTGGCTGGGGGCGGTTGCTTCTTCGTTTTCCAAGTGGAGGTGGCTTAGGCTAAGAATCCTCTACTTACCCACCGTTGGAACCACCACTACGGGACGGGTTGGAATATGTTTGGGTTATGATACGAATGATACTGTTCCTGGGAACATGGATCAGATCATAGCCGGCAATCGTGCCACGTTCGGTCCTGTTTGGGCCGGACAGTCTGGTTTCGATTCTTCCAACCCGTTTGCGGCCCGTAGTGATATGATACATCTTGATGTGGATGTGAATAAGTTCGACAAGCCGTACTATCCTTACTGCACAGCAGTATCGTTCAATGCAATGTCAAGCACCGACAAGAATATTTATTCTCCTGCTGGAATTGATCTTGGATTGGACAATGTTGGTACAGCCTTGTTGACCGTTGGTACTCTATATGCCTCCTACGAAGTGGAGCTTTTAGAGCCGGTGGCTAGTGTCATCAATAATTGATGAAAACTTGATCGATCACGCCGATCTTATCCTACTATGTCCATAAACATAGTTGACCTTGCCCAGTGGAGCTGGGCTACCCGACCAAAATGTCGTTAAACTTCGCGTCGAGGTTATGGACGTTAATCGTACGCCCGTCGCAAGAGTGCGTTAACTTGCT